TTTTGATATTATCCAGTCTTCTCGTCTCGATGTCTATAATACTCATCTACCCTCCTTAAAAATTCAAACATGTATTTTTGAAATTGTTCGCCTTCAACAACGAACTCTTGATAAAAGTTGTCTGCACTACACATCATAATCACACCTTTACATATTTGTGTTTTAAATAATATGTTGTGAGCCATTGCATAAGCTGCCAGTTGAAGTTTGTAATCACCAATCCATTCTTCTTTTTTAGGTTTGTTGGTTTGTTTAAAATCTATTATTGCATCTTGACCTTTGTGGACTCCTACCAAATCTGTCTGCCCTGCAAATAAACCAGGATAATATAAGTTACATTCTGTGCCGTAATATTCTGTAACATTTGATAATCCATTCTGTATAACCTGCAATGCCATATTGTGGGCCTGCTTGCCTACATCTGTTTCATCAAGATAGCCTTGCTCTAATACATACTTCTCTAGAATCTTGTGCATGGCAGTTCCACGTGTTTGTGATTTATCCACGATCCGCGCCGCTTCATCAGCTCCCACTCTATCACGCCACCTTTGTAACGATTCGCGCTTCTCGGCTGGTTGTGTTTGGTCCAGGATAGTTGTGACAGATGGTAATTTTTCTTTACCAACCACGTAATGTCTAATCCCGTTTATTGTTTCACGTGTAGATCTAGGATATTTATAACTATTATTTTTTTTCAAAAGATGATAGCTCCTACAATAAATCCTATCGCAACCAATATAATCTCTCTTCTATAATACAAAGACCATACTTTTAATTTATTTATATATTCTTCCATGTTTACCCCTCCAGGTTCATTAGTTGTTTATATTCATTAAGATCAATTACTTTACCGTTCATAATTTTTAATTTTCTACTAGTATAATAATCTATAATTTTTTGTATTTTATCTAGTTTAACGTGAGCGTATGGGAATAACATACAACAAACCAAAAATGCATCACGAAATGTGCAACGCCACTTCCATTGCATTAAATATTTCGTGCCATCTTTACGCAAACCTTTTCTAGGTTTTTTAACAACAGTTCCAACACCTAACACTTCATGTAGCCAACGAATTACAGATTTATCTGTCATTGTTACTTCCATACTAATTCGCATTGAGTTTGATAATCTATAACCCTCACCTTTATGTTTTTTCTTTTTCTCAATTCGTTTAGCAAAATATATGCTGCCCTCTCCGTCAAACAATCCTGCAATGTACGCTGCGTGTTCACTGCTGATCGTCATAAAGTATCCGTTGTTTGCCGTCGTAGTCAAAGTAGTATCCGGATACCTTCTTCTTTCTCTTATATCTTTTCTTTGATTCTATCTTTCTTTGTTTAAATTTTGGTGTTCTTAATATTTTTGCTAAAAAATTTTTAATCATTGTAACCTCTTTGAACCAAATGATTCTAAAAATTCTATTGTGGGTTCTTGTATTTCTAACTCACCTTCAGACTTACATTTAAAACATTGTTTAACTTGACTGTTGTCCCTAAAATCTAGTGATGTATCTCCAGTAGATACCCTGATATAGCCGTTGCCCTCACACACCGGGCAAACACATTTATGTTTAGCTATTTTTATTACTTTTCCCATTTGCTTTTACACCTTTGTTATCTAGAAAAAATCTAATTAATCGACCAACCATTTTTGATCTCGTTCTATTTGTTTTATTAGCCAGCTGGCCAAGTGTCTCCCAGTCTTCGCGTGGAACTGATAGAGATTTATATTTAGCAGGATCTGCCATTTGTTTCCTTTCTTGTTATTGTTCTTCTCATGTATGGGAATATATACTAAAAAACAGGTATTGCAAGTGTTATTTTTTTAATATAAAAGAAAGATCTCTTCTCACACCTTTTGTTTGTTCGTCCCTTTCTTGGGACGGACAGACAGTTTAGAATTATTCTAGGTTAGAAGTTCAACCACAGGTTTCTTTTTTGGCAGGATTATGTCCACTTGTAGGCAGTCAAATTTAATATAAACATTAAACTCATTAACTCTTTCAGGACCCATTTCTTCTATTTTTTTATAAGACTCTTCGTATCCCTTCAACATACAGTTATAAGAACTATCAAAGGTATCTGGCCATGTATATGGTTCTATGCAAGTATTTGCTGCTGCAGAGCAGATGTATAATATTAATGTAAAAGTTTTCATTTTCTTTTTTTTCTTAAAATTTTAACGTGTTCTCTCCAGGCCCAGGCATTTAATTTACCAGACCAACCCATGATCCATAGATAAAATCGTAATATCATTTTCCCTGGCCACGATATTTTTTAAAATTTTTTCGTTTTCTTTTGTTCATTTTTTGTAGACTAGGATTACGTCCAATAGAAGTTTTGTGATGCACGGGTTCGTGCGCTACGAAATCTTTAAACTTCTTCGCCATCGAAATACTTTTGTAAATCTGATTTTAAAGTATTAGGATGCATAGTTGGTATGTAACTTATTTTACCATTTATGTGTTGCTCTAAATCTGCACCACAGGTCATACATCTAAAAAATTGTTTTGTAAGTCCAACCAATAAAGTATGTTCTTCACAAGTAGGACATTTACCTGGAACAACTTCAGCTTTAAACTTAAGAAACTTTGTCATTTTATTCTATTATCAATTTCTTAATACTCTTACTACCGTCAATATTGTCCTCTAACTCTGCTTTACCCTTCCAGCATTTGTAAGATACAGATTCACTAAACTGTCTCTCCGCGTGCCTCTTCCCGCGAAGGCACCCGGCCATGTTCTCTTGCAAACGTGCCTCCTTGATCTCTCCGTTTACAAACATAAGTAGAGCTACCACAGCTTCAATCATATTTCCTCACATGTATTAGTATGGATAATATAATAATAGAAACTAATGAACCTATAAAAAATAAACCTATCATTCGTAACTTCCATTTTTGTAACCAATCTCACGATTAGCATCTTTTAATTTTTCAATATCATCTAAAACTTTGTCCATTTGTTTTCTTAAAAATTCTATGTTGACTTTGTTTAGTGCCATGGATTCTATGTGTTTGTTAAGCTTATCCGTGGTCTTGTAAAGATCCTCAATCATCATGAATTGTTCTGAGTCCGCGGGAAGTGATCCGAGTTGGCCCCGTGGCCATTTTATTCTAAACTCTGTATTCTCTTCCAGATCTTTTTCCATAATCTGTATACGAGTGTCTGCAACGTTAAGACGTTCTATAATTTGAAAGTAACCCATTGTGCCGAGAGCGACGATGACGATCAAACTAGCAACCGTCTTCATGGGCATCTGCACGGCTGCCTCTTCTGATATGTTTAGTGGCTTTTTACTCATCTAGGTATGTATCCTGGTTCCATGAAGAAAGCCATTAGAACTAATAATACAATTAATATTCCTGTAAAATAGTAATTCATTCCTGGCTACCTCTATTGTCATAGCCATCTACTTTATATTCTTATGTGGGATAAATCAATCTTTCTTGTCTTCTATTTGATAGAACATTTTATCAGTATCTTCTGTAACCCAGTCTTTATTTTCGACAGTCCAATAAGTATTTTGGACTTTAAAGTCAGGCCAAAACTTATCAGTAGTATAATGAGAAAGGTTCCACAAAATACGATTATTAGGCTGAGCTGCAAAATTACCGTTATCGAGTTCCAATATATGTGCACACTTATGTTCTTGAGGTATTTCAGAGTGGTCAGTATCCAGGATATTGCTATCCGGATGAGCCCAATCAATAGTAAATAAATACTCACCTTTATAAAATTTTTTGTCTTTGCCTAAGAACTTACCACGCTGATTACAGAGATAGCTGTAATGGTGAACGCTGGGATAATAACTAAAACAGTTCCACAATTCCAACTCGTCAACCGACATATCGGGCACTTCGGCTCTGTCATGCGATTTTTGGAAAAACGCGCTGATAGGCAATCTCCAATAACACGCACCGTTTGTAAGCATGATGTTAAATAAGATCGCCATGCCTGATATCGATGTGATACCGAAGATAATACATTCAAGACTTTCGCCTTTATGTTCTTTAAGATCATACAAATACTCCTTCCGTACGTTGCAATAAATGGGTGGTATGTCTGCGTTTAAATACGTAGCCATTATTTTATATCACCCCAATTATCACCAGACTCATAATCTACTTTGTTTGGTACTTTCAACTCTACAGCTGACTCCATAATTTCAATTATATCCTCCGCTTGTTTGTCAGATTCAATAGAAATATCTACTTCATCATGAATCTGTATGTGTGGTATTATACCATTTTCATACAATGCAACCATACTTTTTTTAGTCATATCTGCCGCCGATCCTTGTATTAATTTATTCAAAGCTTTGTAAGTAAATGCACGTTTTAAAGGTTCATCATACTCGTTTCTAGCTTGTTCTAACGGTAATGGTTTGAATACACCAAACTGCACCGGTTGCCAAAGATCAAAATGACACGCACGTCCTAATAAAGTTCTAATTTTACCACGATCATTTGCTTTACGAGATACATTATCCATAAGTTGTTTTACAAAAGGAGCTTTTGCATGGTATTGTTTTATTAATTTTTCAGCAGACTCTTTCATTAAGCCCAGCTCCGCCATTAATTTATTTTTACCCATGCCATACATTAAACCTAAATTAATTGTTTTAGCTTGTTTTCTTTTTATGCCTGCCATGTCAGCTACAACCTGATGGAAATCTGCATCACCTGCATTGTATGCATCTACAATTTCATCAACACCAGTTAAGTTTTGTAGCTTTGCGTAGTGTACTAATATTCTAGGTTCTTGTTGTGAGTAATCAAATGATCCCCACTTGTGACTTTGTTCAGGTATGAATATAGATCTAATTAATGGACCAAGTTCAGGATGTCTTGCGGGTATCTGTTGTAGATTTGGATTAGACATACTAAATCTACCAGTCACAGTGCCGCCTGCATCTGATCTTATTTGATTTATATCTGCATGTATTCTACCTCTAACTGCATGTTTAGTTATTGAATCTATAAATGTACTATGAGCTTTGTTTATTTCTCTAGCTTCCGCTATTGCTTGTGGTAATTCGTGTGGATGATTTTGTAAAAAGTTTTTTGTAAAACTTGGTTCTTTACTTTTTTCTGTCCTGTCATATGGAAGTTTTAATTTATCGAATGCTTTTGCAATACTACGAGCTGCCATGATTTCTACATCAACACCAGTTAAACTCTTGATTTTATGTAATATTTTTTTCTCTTTGTGCATCAAAGATTTTTTAATATTATCTGCTTTTTCTAAATCAACTCTTACACCTTTAAATCTCATGTCAATTAAACATGGAAACAATTTAGTTTCTAAATTAAAAACATCCCACAGCTCCTGCTGATATAATTCTGTTTCTAATTTCTTCCAAAGTTTTAAGGTAGACTCAGCATCACGTTCTGCATATTGACCTACAAACATAGCAGGAAGTTTCCATAAATCTTTTTTAGGATCAATTCCATATTCTTTAGCTGCAGCATTTAATACAGTTTCATCTTTACCGATACCTACATAATGTTTTGCCAGTGTGTTTAATTGATAAGATAATCTGTTCTCATCAATCAAAGACGCTGCTATCATTGTGTCTACAATTTTACCTTTGATATTTAATCCTGCAGACCTTAACCAACAAACATCATACATTGCATTGTGAAATATAAAGGTAGTGTCTTCCTGGTTCAAAATATCTTGCAACCAAGAAAATACCAGTTTTTTGTCCATATTTCCGTTTAGCTGGTGTTCTATAGGAAAATAGCCTGACCAGCCCTCTACGGCCACCGCAATGCCTGCAATGTGCCCTTTTCCGGTCACATTACCAGACCCCAGCTCCTTTAAATCTGGATCATTCGTTTCTAAGTCTATTGCTATTTGTTTGGCTCCGCTCAGATCTTTTAATTCATCCGGCATAACCCATTCAGTCTCTGGTGTAAACAGAGGGGTTTGTATACTTCTCACTTATAATCCCTTTCAATTATCATCTCAATAAAATGTATGGCTTTTAATAAATCTTCTTTACCATTTTTATCTTGATGCCTGATTATGTATTTAATAGCACAACCTTCAGGATATAGCAACTTGTTCTCAACCACGAACTTACTTGGTTGAATCTTATATTTTTGATAGTGATTCCCACCGTGCTGTTTGTTCCATACTTTACTCATAATATATAAGCTCGATCAAAATCTTTTGGATCCAAGACATGCAATTCACGTTTCGCTCTCGTCGCTCCAGTATAAAATAATCTATGTAATTCATCCGGGTCATGACTAAAAGTTTCCAACGCAGCATTTGTAATATCTTGTAACAATAAGACTTTGTCAGCTTCACCTCCTTTCTCTCCGTGTATTGTTGACATTAATATACGAGGATTTTTATTTAACGTTTCACCATTCGCCCTCATATTACGAATGTAGTTTTCTGTAATGGGATCTAATCCTTCAAATGCTTCATACCAAACATTATTTGTAAACAGTCCATGATTTTTTTCACATTCTTGTAATGTATATTTATCATCTGAATGTAATGTTTTACCTTTTCTAAATCCCTCTAATACATTTGATCCAAGATATTCATAAATATTTTTTATTTCTAAATGATTTAACAATGAACCTTTACGCCAGGCCTCCCAGTTGTTTAAGGCTAATAATAATTTTAAAGGTATAGAATTTTTACCTTTGTAAGAATAATACCAGCCTCGCAGCTCACACACTTCTTTAACAGAATCTAGAAAATAATTTGCAGAAGATAATACCAACCAGCTTCCCTCCGACATATCAACCTGAGTGATGTCAGAGTATCTACGTAGTATGCCTTGCTCTGTTCTAGGTTTATAACTTTTGTCAAATCTATTTTGTACTTTTCTAATTATTTTTTGTGATAGTTCATGTATGGGTCCTCCAGGTATACGATAAGACTGATCTAATGTTTTAATATCATCCACTTCTTCTTTCAAAGCTATAAAGTGATCTACATCTGCACCAGCCCATTTAAATATTGCTTGGTCATCATCACCAGCTATGTAAGTTTTTTCTGCTTTGTCCCATATTTTTCTAACCATCTCCCATTGCAACAAAGATAAGTCTTGAGCTTCATCTATAAACAAAACTTTAAAACTATTATGTTTTTCTTTTTTTAAAAAATCTTCTAACAAATCATTAAAATCTTTAAGTCCTTTTTCTTTTTTAAATCTTTTAAGTTCCTCTGATAATAAAAATAATGTATTTCTTTCTATGTCTAATATGTTTTGTCTAGAATCATAATATTCTAGTAGGTCCATTCTTTTTACAGCTGCGGTATTTATAATTGTAAGATATTCATTATCAGAGTTAAATGTGCCATCACTCTCAGAAAACTTTGCAACCTTAATAGGTATCCCACATTTTTCTCCAAACTCTTTATAGTCTTGAGTGCCCATCATTTTTTCTTTTGTCATTCCCAGCTGATTAAAAGCATAAGAATGCAAAGTTCTAAAATATGTAAGATCATTCTCTACATCTAATTTAAATTTATCCGCGGCCCTCGTTGCAGCTTCCGTCGCAGCCTTTTTAGTAAAAGAGAAAAACCCTATTTGTTTAGGTCTTACTCCTTCTTGAATGAATTGATCGACCAGATTTAGTAGCGTGGTAGTTTTTCCAGTACCTGGCGGACCAAGAATTATGGTTTTCATATGCTTCCTTTAAACATTGTTTAGCTTTCTTTTTTAATTTATTATCCCACAACCATTTAGCATGACGGACCAATATAATATTTTTATCACTTCTCATTAAAAATTCTCTTCTTGATATGGAATTTTAGAAGTTGATGCCTCCGTTTCTTTCATGGCTGTTATTTTAATTAATCTTGGTTGTTGTTTTTTTATTCTCATTCTTTCTTCTTTTACAAATACATCTAGTTGTTTTATTAAATTACCGGTTTGATTTTTATCTTTATCCCAGTGATTTCGTTTACAAAAATTAAAAAAGTCTTCCATTCTAAAATATGTAAACTCTCTTTTTTCATCTGTGTATGGTAGTTTGTTTAGTATGTCGTCAAAAGTTCTCGCTGATTGTCTGTTTGTGGTCCAGTCTTGCAACAGTCCTGTAAGTTCATTTACTGGATCTAAAGATTCTAGTGGTTCTACTTCTTGTAATCCTGTCATCATTGGTTTTAAAAAATGTTGTTTCCAGTCTTTTGGTTTTGGTACAGGCACAACCAAGTTGGCTTGATCAAGGCATGCTAGTGCAAATAATTGTGGGCTGTAAAGCTGTTCTGATTTTAATTGTATTCTTTTTTTATCTACATCTAAAAACCACTCCGGTGGTTTAGATGCATATTTTGTAAGACTACCTAACATTGGCATTTCTTCTTCACCAAATCCCACACCAAATCTTTTGGTTCTACATAAACCTGATTGACATACTGCATTGATAGGTGCATCTTTACATCTATATTTATCGTAACCTTTTCTGTTTACTGATTTAATTAATTGTTGAACCTCGTTATTGCTTAAAGATGGTTCCATAAATTTTTGATTTGCTTTTACTAATTCATCCTCCCAAGTATCCGGATATGCTTGTTTGTAATATACTGCAATATTAAACAATGCATTATTCCTGGAGCCCTCACCAAAACCTGTTGTTGCAAGTTTGTTTAAACAAGGTGGTCCTCCAGGAAATGATTCTTCTATTTTTTTGTCTTCTGTTTTGATCGCTTCGACTTGTTCTTTTGTGCACGCATAAAGACTATGGAGCTCAAAAAATTCCTGAAGTGTACAAGAGGAGCCATTATCGTTGATAGCATAACGTAGTCCTTTCATTTCATTGTAGTAGGGTAAATTTAAAAAGTTACCTGTATCCCCACGTTCTACAAGTATCTCGGTTTGTTTAGGAAATATCTCTGAACCTTCATATCCTAATATTATTGCTATTTGTTTTAATTTAGATTGCATCAAAGATGCAGGAATATTTTCTTTAGTAAATAAAAATACGTGAGCTCCGCCAGATTTAGATCTGCAAACTATTAAAGGGAGTTTATTATTCCGAATGTTTTTAATGAGGCTAGTGTGGTCAAAATTATATTCGTCAATATCAATACAGCCCCACCTACAATCGTTGCTTTCTGTAATAGGGATGATCCCGAGAGCAGGTCCTTGACCTTCGAGATGATTGACCCAAAGTTCATCGGTGACGGGTTTACGTACAATAAAAGCTTTACCTTTTTGTTTGCCGTTCTCTCCTCGCTCACCGGGTTGATATTGTCCATAAGCGATTTCTAATCCTGAAAATATTGATTTGAATTTATCTTTTTTAATTATCATTTCTTTTGTATTTGTAAAGGGGCCTCTTCCACTCTCGCTTTGAGGCCCCACATGTTTAGTACGGAGTTGAATCCGTTACTGTCTCTTCTACATCTGCTTTTGTTTGAACGTTCCCTTTAGACACATTACCTCTGAATTCCTTTGCACTCAAATACAAAGATTCATCTTTTTGGTCTAAAATTCTGTCCATGTTCACCACCCAACCATACCAAGAACCTTTATCGTTCTTTTGTAAAGTAGATGAAAGATTATATACAACCCCTTGCATAGGTGGGATTGCAAATCCTCCTTTCCCATCAGGTATTTGTGTGGTTTTCATCATAGAATTCCACTTTTTACTGACGTTTAGTTGTGTAGATTTCATGGTGATCAAAGCTGGTGTATAACCACCAGTTTTAGTTTCCACCATAACAAAGTAAGAAGCAGTCTCTTCTAAGTAATTACCATTTGGTAATCTAATCTTAGATCCCTCTCTCTTACCTGTTGCAATTACCGGACTGTTCGGTAAGTGAACTGCCACAGGAGCTCCTGGGCCATCACCTCTATCCGACCATTCCGGGTAATCTTTTTTGTAGTAGCAAGGAATAACCTTGATACCTTTTTTACCATCGAATAACTCGTTGGTAACAGTATTGAAGATCATACCAGGCTTGGCATCCTCCATGTACTTTGCATCTCCAGCAGTTACCTGCGGAGACAGTTGTCCTAAGATTCTGACAAACGGTAACGCAAGATCATCTTGTGTCATGTTATCAAAACCTTTTGCATCATCGCCAAATAAAGCGAGTGATCCATTTGTTTTAGCTTTTATATCATTAGCCATTACACATTCTCCATTAGTTATTTCCGGGTTATTTTAGTTTTGTCTTTAACCCATGTGCTAAAGACATCAGAGGGCATATCGAGCCCGGACTCGATACGCTCCCTAAATAGGGCAGTCAATGTTTGCCAAGACACATCAGATTTCTGTTGTGGTTCGAACCCATTTTCTGCCGCAAGGTCCAACAATTGTTGAGCCTTGTTATCTTCTCCCTTTCCAAAAGTTACGAAGACATTGTTTTTAATAATATCCTCATAGTTTTGGTCACGAAGCCATTTATAGCATTGCTCTCTCCGAACTTCATCTTTCGGAATAGTGCATCTATATTCTTTTTTCACAGAAACTTTAGAACCATCATGTAATTTTATTTCTGATAATCCTTGTTCTGCTAATAATTCTGGAATCACACGAGAGCTGATATCATCAGCTTCCGCTTTCTTCTTTTTAAGTTGCTCCTCTAAATCAGCAATCTCATCTTCTTTTGCTTTTAATTTTACGCACTCTTGCGCAACTGTTGTTACTTCAACATCATCTAAAAGATCTTTTGAATCTTTTAGCATCTCATCTCTAACATTAAATTTAATGCTTTGTTTTATACTCATTGTTATCCTTTCTGATACATATCTACTTCAAGTGGATAGTATCTATATTCACGTTTGTCCCACTTCAACATATTAAACTGTCCGTTAGTGACTTCACTTACAGCT